TAGCAGCATCGCGCCGATCAGCTCGGGCGCGACGACGTGGACGTTGCGCGCGAAAAAGTCCCGGCGCAGCTTCGTCACGCGAGCTTGTCGCGCTTCGCGTCGTAGCGGAGGAGTGCCGGGAACGCAGCGGCGACGAGGAAGGTGCCGATCACGCACACGATCCCGCCCGAAACGATGTACGTCCAGGTCAGCATCGTCGGAAATACCGGGCAGACTGTGACTATCGAAGCGTTGGGCCACGAACTGACGAGCATCGCATAAATGCCCCGCTGGACCTCCAAACCTCCGCTGGGTGCGTTGCTGGATCGCACGCACCCGCTGACCTCGCATTTGGTGCTCGCCTGCCTGATGCGAGAGGGGACCGGCATGGTTGTGGGCGATGTGGTTGGCAATCATCCCGGAGCCGCCAATAACGGGACGTACACCGCACAATGGGGCACGCGCTCGCTGGCGGGATCGACCATCGGATTCGACATCGTGGACACCACCCGGCGGGTTAATTTTGGCAGCGCCAATTTCATCCCCAGCTCAAATCTCTCGGCCGTCTTCCGCTATAAAAAACGCGATGCGACACTACGCAGCAGCGCATGTTTTGGCTGCACCGAGGGTACTGATTTGACTACCCGGTTCGGGTGCCATTTGCCGTTTTCTGACGGGATAGCGTACTTCGACTGCGGCGGGGCAAGCAGTGGCACGACTCGATTGTCGGTTGCCGGGCTGACCTTCGGCGATGACATTTGGTGCCTGTGTTCGGGCACGCGGGGATTGGAGATTTGGCAGAATGGGATTCTCCAGGCCTCCAACTCGTCCAATCCCACGAACTTCGCGTCGTCAGGGGGTGGTTCTTTCCAACTCGGCCAGCACGCCGGCATCGGAAATGACCTCGCCGACTTCGGTTTTTTCTACTTGTTCAATACCCAGCTTTCCGCATCCGACATTCGAGGCTTGACAGCGGACCCCAACGCTTTCGTGGCCAAATCGTCGTCAACGCGATTTGTTCTCGCCAGCGCCACGTCCTCTTCCGTCGGTAGCGGTGGTCGCCCGATCGGACTCGGCATGGGCTTGGGGCTCTAAAAGGAATCGCAAAAATGGGTGATGCATTTGCTTCAAACAATACCGGCCTGTCCTCCCCAGCCGTCGGCGCGGCGGCAGTCGCACCCAATGACACTACCGACCTTCCGACGACATCCCGCGCCCTGTACGTCGGAGGAACCGGAAATATCACGGTCACCATGGCAGATGGCGGGGCAAACGTGCAATTCAACCTTGTCCCCGCTGGCGTTGTTCTTCCGATTCGGGCGAAACGCGTGTTGGCCACCGGCACAACCGCCACCCTCATCACGGCGATGTACTAATGTCAATCAATCTAACCCAATCGCCGACCCAGATAGGAATGGCCGGCAACATTCAGCTTCGCGCGGCGACGGGGCTGACACTCTATTTTCCGGTGATTCAGCTTGACGGAAAATGGTGGAACGTCGGCACATACAGGCCCGAGGTGATGGACCCTTCAACGTGGTCGGCATACGTGAACACGCTGATAGAAATCCCGGCGGGGTCCGGCGCTTATTTCGGCAAAGTCCCCCCGAACCTGTACGGGGCTACGTTCCTTCTGCCGATCTATCAGCAGGCCAGCACGTCGCCGGTATCGACAGATATCCAACTCACCGCAGGCCGATCAAATCTGACCTTGGCGATGGAATGGGACAATACAGTTGGGCTCAAATCTCTTGCACCGCTGGGCCACACGCCGGGGCCGTCCATGCAAATCCCCGCCGCGCAAGACAGTCTCGCATTTGCTCAGCAGATGCTTGGCCGCTGGCTTGATGCGGAAGCCAATTTTGCAACGGCGGGACTCGCAAGCGTCACCATCGACGGGGAGCAAACGATTTTCCTGTCGCCTGATGGCATCACGAAGAAAATCGAATACTGGCGGAATCGCGTCAACCTCCTGTCAGGCGCTCGCCGTCGTGTTGCGTCCATCCGAATGGATCAATTTTAATCCATGAAGTCTTTTGAATTCACTGAACTCGGCGGCTACGGCTTCCCCGCGACCGCGACCGCCAATCGCAAAAGCAGTTTGGGCGATGGCGCGTTTGGTTGGCCCGCGCTCGGCTATGACGCACCCCGCCACACCGGCAAACGCAAGACGCCGGCCGCGCGGGTGTTGTCGGAGGATCAAGAGCTTAGGCAGCTTCCGCGACGCCAACTGATTACGTCGGTCCGGGACTTAAACCGAAACTTTGCAGCGCCGGCTTTCGCGATTCGCCGTCACCTGGATTACGTCAGCACTTTTCATTTTCGCTCAAAAACAGGAATCCGCGAACTCGATATCGACATCAATAATTGGATGCGCTGGTGGTCGTTGCCGGCAAACTGCGATTCCGCCGGGCGGCATAGCTTGCCCCGATTGGTGCGGATGATGGAGATGCGCCGGACCATCGACGGCGACGTTCTGATTAACCGCTTGGCCGATGGACGCATCCAACTGATCGAGGGCGACCGCATACAGACATTCGGCGGAATCCCGTATGCCGATCTTGGCATTGAAGACCCGCGATGGGTGATTGGTGGTGTGTGGGTTAATGAGAACGGCCGGGCGAATTCATACATGGTTTTTCGCCGTCCCCCGTGGCTTGCCGGCCTACTCTGGGATCGTGCAATCCCCGCGAAGTTTGCCGACCTGTTTGGGTATTTCGATCGGGTTGACCAGGTTCGGGGCATTTCGCCGGTCGCCGCCGCCGCCAATACGTTCCGCGACTTGTATGAGGGATTCGATTACGCGTTGGTAAAGCTGAAGGTTGCCCAGTTCCTTGCCGTTCTGTTTACCCGCGGCGGCTCCGAGTCGCTTGGCATCACAGAGACCCGAGAGGGCGAAACAGATCCGAAGGCCGACCCGGACAAGCCGCGATACGACATGGATATGAACCGCTCGCCGGTCGCGCTCGACATGGATCAAGGCGACGACGCCAGGATTATCGAGAGCCAGCAACCCTCAAACGAAATGCAGCAGTTCTCAAAAATGATGATCATGGTGGCGCTCAAGTCGCTGGACATTCCTCTAAGTTTCTTTGATGAGTCGTTTGCAAACTACAGCGGAAGTCAGCTTGCGAAAGTTCAGTATGTTGAATCGGCGAAGCCAAAGCAGGCCGATGTCCGGATGATGCTCGACAAAATCACCCGCTGGCGATTGGGGCTCGCCGTCGCCGATGGAGATATCGAGTTGCCCGCCAACATGAACGCCACAGCGCTTAAGTGGGAATGGACGCACGCGGGCATACCGATCTATGACGAGGTTAAAGACACCACCGCCGCCATCGCCAGGATCAACGCGGGCCTTAGCAGCGCAATCCGCGAAGCCAAAAAACTTGGCTTGGACGTGTTCGAACTGATTGACGAGACCGCCGAGGTTCAGGATTACGCAGCGGCGGCACGCGGCGGCAAAGGCGTCATTCTTTCCACCGCACTCCCGGCCAACGCCTTGGACGACCCCAACAAAACCACGACCAAGACGGAAGGCCTGAACGAAGAAGCCGACGCAAAGACCGGCCAAGCAAATATATGGGGTGACAGACTGTGAAAAAGAAAAAAGAACAATCCGTCATTCCACCGGCGCTTACTCCCCTGTTCACCGACAAATGTATTTTGCTGTCTGAACTGCATGCGCGAACGCTCATAACTCGCGCCTTGCAATCACCGCTTCCACAAGCCCGCGTGCCCATGCCCGCCGAGGATTCGACTGTCGATACACCATCGCGGGCAATGGTCGCGGGCGATACTGCCCTTATCTCGCTTGTGGGCATCATCACAAAATATTCGACGTTCTATGACGAGTATTTTGGACTGTGCCCGGCTTACGAACTCATTAGGGAAATCAACCGGGCGACATTCGATCCGACCGTCAAGCAAATCGTCATTATGAGCGATTCGCCGGGCGGGTTTGTGAATGGCAGCGTCGAGCTGGCGGACGCCGTAGCGGCGGCAGACAAGATCAAGCCGGTTTACGGATTCATTCACGGTCTGTGTTGCTCCGGGGCCTACTACATCCTCAGCCAGTGCCGCGAAATCTATGGCCGGCGTGAAGCCGAGATCGGCAACATCGGCGTTTACTCCGTGCTCACCGATGTCAGCAAAGCGTGGGAGTGTTTGGGCGTCACGATGACTCTTGTGGCCAGCGAGCGATACAAAGGGTTGGGCGCGGACGGCAAGGTTACCCAGGACCTGATTGACGAAACGAAACGAATCATCTCCGGGCTTTACGAGCAATTCAAAACGGCCGTTGCAACTGGTCGGGGCATGACTCCCCAGCAAGTTGCGGCGGTTTCCGATGGCCGAGTGTATCTCGGTCCCGATTCACTATCACTTGGTCTCATCGACGGGATCGCGTCAACGGTTGACGACGTTGTAGAGACCATTAGCGGCACTGCCGCAGAAAGGCTTGTCATGGCGAAAGCCAGAACAGCGGCGGCAAATCAGGCCGCAAACCAGGGGATCCCCAAGGCGGGAGACGGCGGCGCCGCCGATCCGCCGAAGCCTCCAACCAATGACGAGGTACGTGAGCACTTGAGCGCGGCCACCAACAGCGCGAACGGCCACAAAGACCAGTCGCGCAAAACGATGGACGCGTACAGCGCCATGACCGAGGAGTCCGATGCCAACACGGCGGAATCGGCAAAGCAGGCCGCGGCGGCACTGCGAGCGTGCAGCGAAGAAAGCCTGCGTTGTGCCGACGTGCTGGAAGGCAACGAGGACGAGCCCGACGACGATGACGCCGCGACCAAAGCGGCCAAAGCCGCCGCCGCATCAGCCGCCGCCACTCCGCCGGCAGTGTTTACCGCACAGGAATACATTGCCGCATTCGGTGACGCCGGCGCCCGATGGTTCTGTGAGAACAAGCCGTTTGCCGTCGCCACATCGGAGTTTGTCGGCAAGCTTCAGGCGGCGCACAAGACCGAGGCCGACGCGCTCAAGGCCGAAAATACAGCGCTGAAAAACAAGCTTGCCGGCGTGGATCGTGGCAACCCGCCAGCGACGTTTGACGTGCCCAAAGGCGAAGGCCAAACCGGCAAAAAGTCCAAGCTAAACAACCTTTCGGACAACACACGTCGATTCGCCGAGGGCATTCGCATGCCCGGAGTCGCCACGGCGGAATAATCAGCGGGCGGGGATAGGGCAAATTACCCGAAAAGCTGTCACCGCAGACAGCCTTCCCCCAACCCACTCATCCTGCGGACTCACTGACTGCGGCAGTGGAACAACCTCAAAAATTGGAGTTCCACTCTCATGAATACGCTCTTAGATATTGCCAAAATTAACGGCAGCGATGCCATTGTGGGCCTGATCGATGAAACGACCAAGCTCCACCCCGAAGTTACCAAAGTCGCAGCCCGGATCATCAAGGGATTGCTGTACAAGACGCTGATTCGCACTGGTCTGCCCACGGCGGGCTTTCGTAACGCGAACGAAGGCGCCACGCCGAGTAACAGCGTCTTCGAAAACCGGATTGTCGAGACTTACATTCTCAATCCCATGTGGCAGGTTGATAAAGCCGTAGCCGACAAGGACGAAGACGGCGCCCAGGCTTTGATTGCGATCGAAGGTGAGGGCATGGTCGAAGCCGGCATGCAAACTATCGCCAAGCAGTTCTATTACGGCGCCAATAACGGCGGCGATGCCAAGGGCTTTCCCGGCCTGATCGACGCGTACGATCCCACAAACATGGTTGTGGACGCGGGCGGTACAACCGCGAGCACTGGATCGAGCGTTTGGCTCATCAAGACCGACACGAAGAACGTTCAATGGGTTTGGGGCGCGGACGGGGCCCTTGAGCTGTCCGACGTTACGACCCAGCGTGTCCCCGATCCGAACAACGCCGCCAAATATCTCACGATGTACCTTCAGGAGATTTTAGCCTATCCCGGCCTTCAGGTGGGCAGCATCCGCGGCGTATGCCGGATCAAAAAGCTCACCGCCGACAGCGGCAAGGGTCTGACTGATGCCTGGCTGGCGCAGGCGATCGCCCTGTTTCAAGCTGGCATTCGCCCCGATTTGATCCTGATGAGCCGTCGTTCACGTTCTCAGCTTCAGCAATCGCGAACCGTTGTCTTACAGGGCGGCGGCGCGGGCAATGCGAAGGGCGACAGCATGGCCCTTGCGCCGACCCCAACGAGTTACGAGGGGATTCCGATCGAAGCCACAGATGCGATTCTCAATACCGAATCGCTGACCCTGTAATCCTTCCCCTGATCAAAACACATACTCCAAACGGCCGCCAACTGCGGCAAGGACTTTTAACATGGCTGACGAACTTTCAGAAAATGCGACCGCTACTGACCTATCCGATGCAACCGCAAAACGCGGCGCGAAGGGTACATCCGTGCGGGTTGTGACCGCCAAAGGCGAGCACTTGCCCGCGAAGGTGACCAAGGTACGCAACAACGATCTCCTTGACCTGATTTTCGAGCACCACGGCCAAGAGGTAATCATCACGTCATCGCCTTACGACCCCGAGGGCAAGCAACCCGACAGTTGGCATTGATCGCGCGATCATGCCTGAAATTCCTTCTTCAATTACTTACGCAAAAAAGGAGCCTCATCATGGGCTTGAAACTCAAAGACGCATTACTAAAGGGTACTCTGGTACTCCCCAACGGCGCGGCCAACGTGTCCGGCGCTGGGATCGACACTGCGACCGGCCCTTTCGGTGATGTTATCGCCAACGTCGAATTCCTTTTGACGGCGCCGGTTTTGACCACGACCGAGCAGCCGGACGCTAAGACGCTGACCTACGACATCATTCAATCGAATAATTCCGATATGTCGTCACCTACCGCGCTCTATCCGGGTGTGCTGGTCCAGACCGGAGCCGGCGGCGTTGGCGCGGCACTCGCAACCTTCACCTTCCGCGTTCCGGTGGACGTGCAGCGATATGTCGGCATCAAAGCCACGGGATCGGCCGCCGGCAATTCCACCACCAAATCCGCCACGCTGGAGGCAGTGCTTTAATGGCTTGCCCGTCAGCCGCCGAGGCGATGTTCGCCGCTCATATAAGAGTGAGAGGCGTTCGCATCGACGTGCACCGAGACAACGTCGGATCCGGCACGATCGATGCAATCATGGGCCGAAGCAAAATCGCGGTGGACGACGGAAGCGGCGTGGCGCGTATCGAAGCGGAGTCACATGACTTTATCGTGCGCGCCAAAGACTACGTTCAGGGTCAACAGTCTTTGACCGAGCCCATCACCATCCCCCAGGAAGGTGACCGCATCCTACGGACGCGTGGGCAGAACATTCTCACTTTTGAAGTGATGACCCCGCCTTACGATCCGCACGACGCTGAGGGCGTTCTGTTTCGCGTTCACACCAAATTCATTTCATCGACATGAGCCAGATCATCACTCAAATCCGAGACGATGTTTGCGTCATGCTTTCGGACGGGTCATTGCACCCGCCGCTTAAGCCGCTGGCACTCTATGACATCACGTTCAATCTCAAGGATTTATCCGAGGGACGATTGGCGGTCATGCCCCAGGCCAAAACTCCGACTCTCATCAGTCGAGGCGCGGCCCAAAAGATGGAAGTCAAAATTGACGTGTGTGTGCAATACAAATTTGCACAGCCGACGCAAACGGAGCTTGACCCCTACCAAGAACTGTCCGAGCAGATCATCGACAAGTTCATCGGCAAATCGCTTCCGAGCGGCCCGACGTGTGTTGAGGCAGCTTATCCCCATGGTCTTTTCCTGCATGAACACATTAAAGAATTTCGCGTGTTCACGTCAGTCGTAACCCTCACTTTTTTGTTTGCTCAATAAGGAGCTTTTCAAATGACATCAATTTCACTTGGCGTGAATTGCGAGGTGAGCTATCTCGCAACCGGAACACGTGCCGCATGGGCCGGCAGTCCGACAAACGGTATCTACGTCGGCGCTCCCCCGTCACTCACGGCCATTCAGATCGTTCGCAACGCCACCGTTACCAGCAGTGCCGCCCAGGCTGATTTCAGCAGCCGATACAGCACTTTTAAACTGTCGGGCAAGGCGCTACGCGAGGCATCGTTAGATTTTGAAATTCCATGGGCACCCGCCGACACCGGTTTCTTGGCGCTTTTGGGCGCTCATGCGGGCAACACGCCGATTGCTCTTGCCGCGCTGGACGGGCCGCATACCGTTGCGGGTCACATCGGCGTTTGGGCGGATTGGGACGTGATGGAATTCAATCGGGATGAAAATATCGATAAGGAAGTTGTCGCCAAGGTGAAACTTGTACCGACCGCGACAACCGCCAACGTCCCGCCGCAGTGGGTCCAAACGGCCTAAAAGCGGGACATGGCCGATTCCGGCGCAGTGCGACGGCTTGGCAGGGACAGGACTCATGAAAAAGCCAGAACGATGGAAACCCGAAAACCTTCGGATGGAAAAGGGCTGGGTAGGTAACGGAATACTTGCCTATACCTGCAATGCCATCAATTCGAATCAGCCCGTTGGGACCGTTTGGGTTCACCTGACAAGCAACACGCGGAAGCAAATCGTGTGTGATGTCGTTGATATCTACGTCCCGCAAAACTTTCGTCGGTTGGGCATTGGGACGCACGTGATGAAGTGGCTGCTCGACAATTATGGCATCCTCAAGACCGGAACTGGCACCAAGGACGGTGGGAAAGCCCTGCTCAAGTCGATGGGATGGAAACAGAATCGCGAAACGACGGAATGGTATTTGAAGGGCAAGCCTAAACCTGTCAGGTAATTCAAATAGTAACCACCAATGGGGCATCCTAGCCGACTTTCACCCCGATTGCTCAGGAGATAATCAATGTCACTTACACAAACAACTGTTTCATCGTTCGTTCAGACCGGCGAGACGAACATGTTTGGAAACGTTACGCCACCCCCCGAGAACTTCACTCACCAGACGGCCAGCATCAACACGCCACTGGTGAACGGCACAAGCGCCGGGCAAGCCAATCATTCCGTTGAATTGCTTCTCAGTTGCGGGACCGGCGGCGTGACGCTGGACCTCACCGCGACCGGCGCATTGACCGGGCTCGATGGAAAGAACCGCGATTTTTCAAACGGTGGCAGCGGCGGGAACATCAAGGATATTCTCTTGGAGAATCTTGACCCCACCAACACCATTACCATTACCCAGGGCTCGAATGGATGGACGGGAATTTCAGGAGCCGCCACGGGGCTCAACAAGCCCATTCCGCCGGGTGGCCACATCCACATTTACGACCCGACCGGCCTTGCCGTCAGTTCAACCAACAATGGCCTTACCTTCACCGGTTCGGCCGGCACGCCCCAACTCAAAGCCACGATCGTCGGCGTTGCGGCCTAATCATCGGGGGCGTCGTCCAGTGGCAGGACGTCGGTAGGTCATGCGTCCGACCGATCATCGGCCCGCGTGATCGTAAAAGTTCCGAAAACGACGGTTCAATTCCGTTCGCCTTCACTTTCAACTCAACCCACTCACACAGAGGACACATGCGTATTTTCAAAGATGCTCTTGACCGAGATTGGTCTATCGAAGTCAACGTGCCGATCCGCAAAAGGGTTCTGGCGGAAACCAAGTTTGACCTGTTCAGCGTTTTAGAAGAGGGCCAACTTGGCAAGCTGGAGGATCCGGAGTTGTTGGTTGCGGTTCTGTTCAGCTTGTGCGGCGAGCAAGCCACTACGAAGGGGATTCAGCCCGAGCAATACGCCGTTGGAATGGTTGGAGATACATTGGATATTGCATCCGATGCACTCATGGAGGCGATCGCCGATTTTTTCCCGTCCCGCCGGCGACTCCCGTTGAGGGCGGCGCTGGCAAGGGGCAAGGAAGCGGTGACGCGGGCGATGGAAAAGGCGCTAAAGAAGATAAACGAAGCGGACATCGAATCTCTACTGCAAGCGAAATTGAAGAATGGATCTACCAGCTTGCCGGAATCGTCGGAGTCGATCCAGCTTGCACAAGATTCAGTCTCAGAGAGTTGATATGGGCGTCAGAGGGACGGCAGCGCGACGAGTGGGACCGCTTTTCGTTGCTTCTGGCAATGACCCACAACGCCAACATCGACCCGAAGAAGACCAAGCCCGCCAAGCCCTCGCAGTTCAATCCATTTGCGGAGCCCGAGAAACCCGCCCAGGACGCCCCGGTAGGGATTGAGATTCTACGGCACATCTTCGTACCCGATTCGCTGCCACAGAATCAGCCGCAAGGGAAATTAGTCGGCGGCGGCGCGGTGTCGATCGCGGACTCGGGGATACCCATTCCGGTCAGGGACGGGGCATAAACATCATGGTTGGATACGACGTCAAAAACTTCTTCTTCGATCGGCAGAAGATCATCGACGCAACCACGAAGGCACAGCGGGCGAATCTGTCGAAGGCCGGGGCATTCATTCGGACGCGGGCAAAGAGCAGCATGCGAAAGCGGAAAGCATCCGCCCAGCCGAACCAGCCGCCCAGCGCCCACGGCAACCCGCAACTCAAAAACCTTCTCTACTTCGCATACGACCCATCATCAAAATCAGTGGTGATCGGCCCGACCCGCTTTCGTCGGGGCACAGTTCCCGAGTTGATGGAAAAAGGCGGGACCGGGCCGGTGACGCGGCGGGGAGTCACGACCGTTCACCAGTTTGCGCCTCACCCGTACATGGGGCCGGCACTGGCCGCAGAGCAGAAAGCCGGAACCATTTCGAACCCTTGGAAAGACAGCATTAAGGCATAGCCATGGCAGACAGCGGAGCAATTCGAGCCGGCAGAGCTTTCGTTGAGCTGTTCACGGACGACGTGAAGCTAACGGCAGGCTTGGCCAAGGTGCAGGCGAAATTCGGCGCGTGGGGCAAGGGCATCAGCGCCATGGGCAAGAAGGCGATTGCGTCCGGTATGGCGCTCGCCGCGCCGCTTCTGGCCGCTTCGAAGATTTACGCTGCCATGGGCGCAGAGATGGCCGAGGCATCAGCGAAAACCGGAGTGAGTGTCGAGGCGCTTTCCAATCTCAAATACGCCGCGGAACAATCGGGCGTGTCGATGGAAGGGCTTGAAACGGGCTTGAAGAAAATGAGCAAGGCGCTGTATTCCGCCGCTCAGGGGAGCCCCCAGGCAACGCGGTCACTTCGAGAGCTTGGACTGAAGATCGAGGATCTTAAATCGCTCAAACCCGATGAGCAGTTTGTCACGATCGCCGAAGCACTTTCCAAGGTGGAGAACCCAACCAAGAAATCCGCTCTGTCGATGCAACTATTCGGCAAGGCGGGGGCCGACCTGATTCCCCTGATGGAAGGCGGAGCCGCCGGCATCAACACAATGGTTCGCCGCGCCCAGGAGCTTGGCCTTACCATGAGCACCGAGGACGCCACCGCCGCGAAGGAATTCAGCCAACGGCTCGATGACCTTTGGAACGTCGCGAAGATGGCCACGTTTACCATCGGCGGCGCACTCGCGCCCGTGCTCCGAATCGCGGCGACGGGATTGACCACCGGTGCAATTGCCGCCCGGCACTTCATCACCGAACACAAGGGATTGGTGACCGGGGTTGCAGTTGTCGCTGCTGGCCTCATCGCCGGGGGGGTTGCCGCCTACGCGTTCGGTACCGCCCTCACCGTAGCCGGCGCTGCCATTGGTGCGGTTCTCACGGTGATCGGAGCAGTCGGCACAGTGTTCGCCGCGATCGCCAGCCCGTTGGGCGCGACGGTGTTATTGCTGGGCGGGGCAACATACGCGTTGCTCAAGTTCACGAACGTCGGAGCCGCCGCCGGATCGTACCTGTCCGGGGTGTTTCAGGGACTTCAAAAGGACACGACAACGGCGCTGGGGGGAATTCAAGACGCGCTTACCTCTGGCGATTGGGGAACCGCCGCAAGCATCGCTTGGACCTACATCAAACTTGAGTTTCAAAAGGGATGGCACGCCGTCAAAGTCGTCTGGCTTGAGTTCACTACCAGCTTGCTCGACACATGGAACGATTTCACTGGCGACGTGGCCACCGGGTGGAGCTACATGCAAGAGGCTCTGTCGCTGGGGTGGAACGGGGCGAAAACCGCCGCTTCTAAATTCCTTGCGTGGTTGGCCAACTCCTTTAAGTCCGTCGTGAACCTTGTGGCCGACCTTCTGCAAAACGCGTTCATGACGACGGGGAAGAAGCAACTTACTGCGGACCTGAAAAACATCGACGCGAGGCAGGCCAGCGGCATTTCCAATAAGCAGGCCGATATCGAGCGCAACGCCGCGCACGGGACGTTCGACAGCTACGACGATAAGGCCCGTTCCGGCCGCGACAAAAACAAAAACTCACAATATGAGGCTGAGCAAAAGGCCCGTGATGCAGCCTACGACGCCCGCGACGACGCCATTGTCAGCGGAGCCGAGAGCGCCCGTGCGAAGATCAAAGCACAGCACGAGGCAGAGCGCAGCAGACTTGCCACCGAATTAAAGAGCGAGTTGGCAAAGGCCGAAAATGCGGACCAATCCGTCATCGATTCTCTTAAGCGGAAGCTTGGCGACCTGAGCCACCGCAACGCCGGAGACGGGCCAGCGACACCGACGCGAAAGAAGTTTGACCCGGATACCGCGCTGGACGCCATCAGCACCGCCAAGGAAAAGTCATCCGGCACATTCAATTCGAGCGCCCTATTCGGATTGGGGGCGGGCAACGCCGTTGACAAGATCGCGCAGAACACAAAGGAAGGCGCGGACGCAACCAAGTCACTGGCCGCATTCATGAAGTCTCTACACCGTGGCGACGGCTCAAAGGTGTTTACTTAATGGCACTGAGAATTTTTGAAACGTGGAGTTCCGGGTCAGGTTCGCTTGGCCGAAGCGCAGGCGACGTCTACAGCGCCATCGTTACCGGTACTGCCGCCGACAATGCCGACGACCCGACGACAGCAGTCCTTTTTGCGATCCAGTATTTTGCCGTTGTTTCGTCGGCTGGAAACACACTGGCTGATTTCCATCGCGAGCGCATCGCGCCGTTTGCCTGGCTGTTCACAGCGGTTTACGAGAGCCCCACCGGCGAATCACGACAAACGAATGACGCAACCTTTTCGTTCACGACCGGCGGCGGGACACAGCACATCACCCACGCTATCAAGACGGTTCAGAGATACGGAATTCTCGGCGGTGACCCGATACCGGACCCGCAAGGCGCGATCGGGGCAACGGTCGACTCGGTTGACGGCGTTGATATCCACGTCTCAACGTTCGACTTCAAAACGACGTTCTATGTCCCCGTCTCGATGATGAGCAACACGTATATGTCGAATCTGTTTTCGACGTCGAATCACGTCAACAGCGACACGGTCACTTTCAATATCCGGGGGCTTCAAATCAGCTTCAAGCCGGGCGAATTGCTCTTTCTGAATGGCGACGGTTCGGAACGGAAGGGCTTTGGCGACTACGAAATTACGCTCAATTGGTCCGCACAGCCGAACAAGCAAAATTTCATGATCGGTGATATCCCCGTCGAGTCCAAAGACGGCTGGGATTATCTGTGGGTGAAGTATTCGCCCGATGTGGACTCGTCGGGAAACTTTCTCATTCAAAAGCCCATCGCCGTCTACATCGATCAAGTTTACGAGCGCGGACCGCTCTCAATTCTCGTTTTCGGTTCAGACTTCGGAATCACCAATCATCAACCGTGGCTCGTCTACGAAGGCGCGGCAGGCGGCGGGTTCAACGGTTAATAGGAACTAGCACATGCATCAATTCCTTCTCTATGGCAGTACCGCCGGAGTCTTTCCGGGCGACACAAGCAACACAGCTAATGCGGTTGTTGAACGGGACGCCCAAGGCAACATCAACGTCAACGGAGTGCAGACGCCAGCGGCTGGCTTTCTGTCCACTGGAACATTGTTCCTTGGCTTTGCCACCTACACGGGAGCGGCGACGTTGGGCGCTCAGCCGCCCTCGGTCGGAAAGTGCAACGCCGTTGGCGCTGCGTTCCAACTTATCCTTCCGCCGGCCACTGCGTCGGCGGACATGCTTTTGATCTTTATCAAGACCGACAGCTCAGGCAACGCCGTCACGCTGAAGGGCTCTAGCAGCGACAACATTACGGTTGGGGCGACGACCGCCAACACTACTTCACTTGCGACCCAAGGGGCCGTTCTGCGTCTCTGGTGCGACGGTACGCAGTGGTGGGCCCTATAAGAAAGGCAAGCTCAGAATCCCAGCATGTTTTTCCGCCGCTTCCGCTTCTCCATCTCAATTTTGATTTGCGCCATGCGCGATTCAATCTGTTCCAACTGTCGAGCCGCGTCCTGCCGCGTGTGTTGCGAAGCCTCTGAATGCTTCTTGAGAAACCCACACTTTGGACATCGATGGAACTGTGCATCGATCGGCGACCACTCATTAGCGGGGATGGCCGCACCGGGACAAACTATATCTTCCGTCATATTTAGATTGTAAGCCGTCGCGTGCTCCAATTCAGCAACAACCCGATTCTCAACCCATCCGCCGCGCCGTCGGTCGCGAACATCGAAAGCGACTTGCGACGGCTCCCCCATCTGGCCAGCGACCTGCGCGTCAGTGTCAAAGATCTTCGCAGATCATGGCGCGATGCTCGTAAGGTTCTCACCGCCGCCGAGGCCATCGGCACCATCCCCGCCGCCGACGAATCATTGCACCTTGCCATCAGCGGACGGTTTGCATTGTGGAACGTGGTACCTGCGGTGTTGAAGCTGGCCAGCACACCAATTTCAGAATTGCGAATCGCAACTTTGGGATTCTCAAAGAAGAATATCGGGGAACTGTGTTCACTGCTGGACGAGGGGCAGATCGGGCACGCCAAGTTGCTGGCCAGCCACTACTTCAAAAGCACCAGCGGCGACATTTACGAGCACGCCCGAACCGAACTTGAGAAGCGCCCTGACCGCGCCACATTCTTGAGCCTGAGAAATCACGCCAAGTTGCTGCTGATGAAACTGGCCGATGGCCGGACGGTCAGTGTGGAATCGTCGGCGAACCTTCGAAGCTGCAAAAACATCGAACAAATGACGCTGATCGGTGACCCAGGCGTACACGACTTTCACGCGGGGTGGATTGACGGGTTGTTTGAAGTAGGCGTAAACGCATGACCGCAATCGTTCCAAAACCCCCAGCCAATCCAATGGGGCAAATCGTCAAGTGGATCATCGAGGGGCAGTCGGTTCACGATATCCGGGAGTCAATCGAGACAGCTTGGCCGGACAAGAATGCACAACCGCTCATGGTTGCGGCCGCCAGGGAAATCGAGAAAGCCGCCGACGTTGAACCCGCTTTGGTTCGCGGCTTTGCCATTGAAGCCACACGCACGATTTTTCAGAAGGCAATGGAGATTGGCGACCTTGCGACCGCGCTCCGCGCAGTCAAACAGTTGACCGACCTTGCCGGCAAATAAGATGTTCGCCCTCAAAACCAGACGCCGCAAATCCGGGAGCAGCACCGCCACGGCCCAAGCCGGTCAGGCGAAGCGCGACCGAGAGAATAAACGCGGGCGGATCCAATCCGCCTCAGTGCGGGACATTGGACCCATCCCCGAGCCAGCGGATTTGAAGCGGCGAAACTCAACCGAATTCGACTTCCGCCCGTTCTGTTCCACGTACTTCCCGCATGTCTTTTACTTTGAATGGTCCAAGGATCATCTAAAGGCGATCGCCAAGACCGAGCGGGCGATGTTGATGGGGGCGCTCTTCGCACTAGCCATGCCCCGAGGCAGCGGCAAGACGGTA